GGTGGCCTCCAGAAATGCAAAACCCGCCTCTGGGGCGGGTCGGGTGGGTCGGATTGATGTGTGGTGTGGTCTTGCGTCAGTCTGTTCGACCGCGCTGGAAGGCCTCGAACATCACGTCGCGCATCGCGCGGATATCGGTTTCAATGCGCTCCAGCCGGTCTGCGTCTACCTTTCGATCCTCGGCACGCTGGGCATCGACGCGGGTGCGTTCGGCGGTGAGCTCGCGGTCAAGCCGCTGCAACAGGGCTTCATTGGTAAAGGCGCGGCGGGTGATGGCGGCAATTAAGGCAAGGAAGCCACCGATCAGAGCGGTGATCGCGGCGGTCAGGCCATGATCGCGGAAGGCCTGCCCGACCTCGGCAAAGCGGCTCGGGGTATCATCACTCATAATGGAGCTCCCAGCGTAAGGTAATGTATGGCGATACGCACGGCGCCGCCGGTGAAACTGCCGCCCCGGGCCGTCAGCATAATTGGCGTATCGGCGGAGAACGCCTGTGGCCCGATTATGCCGACATTGGTACTGCCAGCGGCGATGCCGAGCGTGGCCCCGAACTTGTCCGCCTCACCTGCGACGCCGCAATCAAAGGAGGCGGCCCCGGTGATCGCCGCTAGAACCCGTGTCGAAACGCCGAGCACGATGGACTGATCCGGGATTTCGATGGTGGAGGCAACGGAAGCCCCCGAAAGCCCGGAAAGCGTCTGCTCCAGCACCGCCATGCCGGTGGTACTGCCCATCGTACCCTTCGCGACTTCGACGCTGGCCGCTTGAGACAGCAGGCTCATGGCCGCATCCAGTGGTGTCCACGCAGCGCCGACCCTCACAACCACCCGCTCCTCGTCTTGGACCCAGACCACCCAGCCGGTGCGGGCTGGGAGCCGCAGCCACGCGCCGCCTGCGTAAAACGCCACGTCTCCGTCCCATCCAGCCCACAGGCCGGTGGCACCGCTGGCCACGATGTAGCGCGCGCCCTCTGCCGGGATGCCAGGTGGTGTTGCAAGATTACGGTCCAGCACAGAAATCTGTGTCAGCCCATCAAGCAGACGCAGCGCATCGTTGTGGGTGATATGCTTCTGGGCCTGCGCCGCCTGGATAAAGGGCAGCAGCAGGTTCGTGGTGGTGTCAGCCATTGGGTGTCCTTCAGAAGATCAGGGTTTGTGTCGTCGCGGTGCCGCGCCCTGCGGCTGCGGATATCTGGACCACGCGAACATCAACGGTGTCGCCGGGCCCAAGTGTGGATCCCCAATCCGCGATCTGCTGCGCGGCGGTGTAAAGCGCGAGCGGTGAGGGAACTTTCAAGGTGCGCTTGACGGTTGCGCCGTCGAGAATATCGACTTCGTAAACCTCGCTGGTCTCCGACATTGGCACCTCGACCGCTTCCCAACTGTCTGCGCCGAGATCGCGATCACGCCGGATCCAGCTGATGGTGTAATCCCCGGGCAGGCGTCCGCGCAGATAGGGTTGGGCAATATGGACCGGCGAGAAGGGACGCAGGCCCTCTGCCATCGGTGTATACTGAACGCTGACCATCTTGGGATCCGCGAAGTCGAGACCGATCGGCCCCAGCCGCCAGTTCCATGCGATCCTGATATCCGTTGTGGCCAGCGGCACCGGCAGCAGCGCCGAGTTGATCACGATCACTCGCGCACCTCCAGGTTTTACTGCCGCGATGTGCGCTTCAGTACCACGGACTCCGCGCAAGAGGCCGCGTAGGCGGTAGCGACGCGGACCGATCAATTCGACATCGCGCGCCTGCACAATCTCCCAGGCCCCGTCGTCGGTTTGCACCGCAAAGCTGTTACTGCCCGCAAAGAGCTGCAAATCCGTAACGCTCGACAGCACGCCATCGACCAGCTCCACGTCCACCACATTGCCATTATCGAACACCGCTGAAGGGCCGGGACCAAGGTCGGTCAGCAAGGTGCCAAAGCTGGCTCGCGTATCGATTGAGCCGATCTGGATGAAGGCGTCTGTCGCGGCCGAGCGCCAGACCGCCAAGGCCCCCGGCCATGGGGATGCATAGACAGCAAGCAGCGGCTGATAGGGCGGGTCGTCGTCAAACATCTGCGGCAGATCCAGAAACTGCACCAGCGCGCCCCCGAAGGGCGAGATCAGCGCAAGCGAGGTGCCGCGCGCGCCGCCGACCGGCAGATCGTAGACCAACCGGTCGGAACGGACCGCGTCGATCCTCTTGTCTTCACCGTCGCTGACCTGCACCACGCGGTACTCCACGCTGCGCCCATCATGGCGCAGCGTGAGCACATCGCCCGCATCCACCGCCACGCGCGACGGTGGGAGCCTGAAGGATGCGCCCTCGCGACCCACCCAAGTTTCTTGCAGCGCGCGATTGGCCTGGCGCTCGGACATTTCCGGTGGAGCTGCAATGGGAAAACCCTCTGCCAGAATGCAGGTGGAGTCGACCACCGTGCGGCGCGCCTCGACCATGACCGCGTCATAATCCTGATCAGCGCGTGCCAGCTGCCATTTCAGCGCCAAAGGCAGCTCGGTCTCTTGCCCCCGGGTGAGCTCGATCACTTCGCCATTGCCGCTCTGGCCAATGACCATATCGTCCAGCGTGACCTCCGCCACGGGACCAGCGCCGCGCATCACGAACCGCAGGCGCCCTTGGCTCTCGATCGCGTCAAAGCCGAAGTGGCGCTGCAACACAGCAATTGAAGCACGCGGAGCCTCGATGGCGCCGATTACATAGCCCTCGACCGCACCCCAGAGCCCGGAGACGTCTATGAGGTCCCCTGGCATTCCGGCGCGCAGACATAGCTGGCGCACCAACGCCGCGAGGGAAACAGAGCCGAGACGCCCGTTCAGCCAAGGGCCAAGGCGCCAGCTTTCGGTATCACCCCAGACCTCGCTTAACGCCGGGAAGTAAGGGTAAGGCCGTGCGTCCCAGCCCCAAGCGGCGCATTCGGGGAGGTGCACCATCTGCCCGGCATAGATCGATGAAGTGGGGTTGTTTGCCCCGCTTCCCCAATAGGTCAGCGTAGCCTCAAGAGCGGCGCGCTGGATGGTGTCGTCGCGCCAGCCGCGCGAGAAGTATGGTGTGCGGCTCTCGGAGGATTTGGGATCGACGAGCGCGTTTGGTTGGTTGGAGCCCCGGTCGACGGCGGGGCAGCCAAACGCGGTGAACCAGAAGGGCTTTGATTGCGGCACCCATGCGGTGGGCGTGGCGCTCTCGACGCCGCCGGGCCGGTTGAAATGCGGGTTTGACCACCAGCTGCGCAGGTCCTTGTTGCGATAAACCCAAGGCTTGCCTGCCGAACCAGTGTCAGCGCCAGCGTCATTGATCAGCGTGCGCAGTTGCGCCAGGCGGTGCCCGTTGCTGGCATAATACCAATCGAAGCCTTCGCCGCCCGCGATGTTGGACTGCAGATAGCTTTGATCGTAAATCGCGGGCCAGCCCTGCGCGTCAAGATGATCATAGCCATCGCGCCAATCCGACAGCGGGACATAGTTGTCGATCCCGATGAAATCGATATTGGCATCTGCCCAGAGCGGATCGAGGTTAAAATAGACGTCGCCACTTTCATCTTCAGGGCGATGCCCGAAATACTCCGTCCAATCTGCCGCATAGCTGATCTTGGTGCCAGTGCCCAAGATCGATCGCACGTCGGCCGCAAGACTGCGCAGCTGCTGCATGGTTGGATAGGTCCCTGCGGCAGAGCGCACCTGCGTCAGCCCGCGCAGTTCGGACCCGATGAGGAAGGCATTCACGCCCCCGGCTGCTTTGCACAGATGCGCGTAGTGCAGGACCATGCGGCGCTGTCCCCACTCGCTGGCAGGCCCGGTGAAGCAGACATTTGTGCCGGAGACCGAGAACTGCCCGGGCGTGGCCGATCCGAACAGCGCTGCGATCTGTGACGCGGCGGACGCTGTCTTGTCGACCGTGCCCGCAAAACCCGCAGCCGGGCTGCAGGTGATCCGCCCGCGCCATGGATGCGCTGGCTGCCCCAGCTTAGCTGCATTATCCGAATAGGGATCAGGCAAGCTGTTGCCCGCAGAGATGTCCATCAGCAGGGACGGATAGAACGTGACGCGCAGCCCGCGCGCTTTGCAGTCTTTGATGGCATCGACAATCGATTGATCGGCGGGGGTGCCGCCATAGGTCGGGTGGCCGTCCGTTTGGCTCACGCGGTACGCCGCCGCGCGGGATATACCGTTCACCGTCCATGCATAGGGCGACGTGTTCCGGATCGCGACCTCAACGCCCGGGCGAACCTTGCATTGGCTTGCACGCAGGTCCGTGCCGAACCACGCAACGACCAAAGATGTGCTTTTGACGCTGGGCACCATGGCCTGCAAGTTATCCAACGACAGAGTGAAGTTGGATTTGGTGATGCTGGCGACAGCGTTCTGGGCGGATTTGAGGCCTTGAGAGTCACCTTCCTCCGCCATGACAATTCCTGGCGCATATACAAACTCGCCCGACCCTGGGATGATCGCGACAGCCGGAACCAGCCCTTCGGCCACGTCGGCGTCCGGCAGCGGGCGCAACACCTCGAAGGTCAGCTGCGGCAGACGGTTGCCGAAGTCCTGAAGATCAAGCTCCTCAAACACGGCATAGGCCAGTCCGCGGTAAGCTGGCGATAGCGCCGCACCCATGCGTGCCACGATTGTGGAATCGGGCATTTGCGTCTCAGTGCCTTGGTAGACCCGTACACCATCGCCGGTGATATCCAGCGGCTTGCCGTCAGCCCAGACGCGCCCAATGCCTGTGATCGGCCCTTCGCAAAGGCCGACAGCGAAGCTGGCAGTGTAGAAATAGTTGACCGTGGTGGCCGTGGCGCGCGGCCCGAACAGACCATAGCGGCGCGGGCCACGCACGGTGGTCGTGACCGCGCGCTCTTTGAAATCTGTTGACCAGATGATGTTGCCCGCGACACGCATGCGCCCGAACACGCGACTGACCACGGCCCCCTCGGTTGAGCTTGAGACGCGCAAGGCGTCGATCCGCGCGCCCTCAAATCTCTGGTTTTGATTGCCCGCCACCAGACCTGCGTCGATCATGCCGCCGAGGCTGGATCCAACAAAGCCGCCTATTGTGGCGGCCGAGACGCCGAGGATGGTGCCGCCAAGGCTGCCGCCGATTGCAGTACCAATTGCGCCCAAGACCAAAGTTGCCATGATTCAGATATCTCCACCGTCCGGGAACCGGAACACAAATGCCGCGCGCGCCCACCACGCTGCGGTGATCGCCTGCTCAAGGACGCCGTGCACGGAATGCCCGTGCACCATCCGGTCCGGGGCGACCAAAATACCCGCGTGCCTGGCAATCGCCCAGGACCGCATCCGAAACAGCACCACGTCTCCGGGCTGTGCCGCACCCTCAACTGCGATCATGCAGCCCGCGCAGCCATCGCGCAGAACCTCATCTGCCCGCACCTCGCCCCAATCCGGGGAATAGGGCGGCAGGCCCGGCGTCTCCAAGCCCACCACATCACGCCAGACCCCGCGCAAAAGCCCGAGGCAATCGCAGCCCACGCCGAGAAGCGAGGCCTGATGATGATAAGGCGTGCCAAGCCAAGCCCGCGCCGCCGCGATTACGCGCACGGAATCTGCAGCGCGCCTCACAGCACCCGCCCATCATGACCACCGCCCTGCGTTGCGTAGCGCAGGATGGCGTCTTGTCCGGGGATGCTCGGAAACCCGCGAAAATTGACCACATTGTTGAACCGCGCTGCACAGGTCTCGATCCGCTTGTCGCAGCCTGCGAAGACGACAAACGCATCGCCCGGCGCGATGTCATTCACCGACTCCGCAAACAGTGTCAGCCGGGCTCCGCTGTCAGACAGCTCGTGCAGCATGAGCTCCGCGCGCCGTCCGGCATTGGCACCACTGGTCCACTCAATCGTGCCTGCATCAAACCAGCCCGCCCCAAAGCCGCCTAGATTGAAGCTGGAGATCACCCGGCCGCGCAGGACGCTGCCCACCGTGCCATCGCCCCTAAAAGCCGGATTGCTGAGATCAACACCGCAGCGCACGTCGCCCAAGGCCGCGTCGCATTGCGCCTGATAGGCGCGCCCGACCTGCTGGTTGAGCACATGGGCGATGCTGCGCACTTCCGCCACGAAGGCGATCCGCCCGCGTCTGATCTGGCCGATGGAGCCACGCCGCAACAGCACGCGCTGCTCGGTATCCTGCCAGTTGACGCGCCAGACCTCGACCGAGGCGTTGTCCCAGCGCCCGTCGAGGATGTCGGTCTCGGTGATGCGGTCCGAGGACAGCACGCCCTCGGCATCTTGCGCATCGACCGAGAGATCAGACCCTTGCCGCAGCTCTGACGGGATCAGCCCGGCTTCGCTTTCAAAGCTGGTGCTGTCAAAACTCAGCAACCGGTCATGGTCGGTAAAGCCAAAGACCACGCCATCAGCCCTAGTGATGCGCCAGCACCAGGCCAGCGTGGTGGTCCCGGATGCGAAATGTGCCTGCAGGTCGTCCGTCAGGGTCTTCATCTGCGCCCCTCAATCTCATCCATCACAGCGAGCAGCCCCGCGAACACGGCCCGCGCGCCATCTGCCAGGTCAGCACGATCCCGCAGGGATTTAACCAGCGCCTCCACCTCAGCAGGCAGCGGATAGATCACATGCGCGGTCGGCAGCCCTGCCTTGCCCATTGTGGAGGCCAGCACCCGGCCGCCGCGCCGGTGCGCGCCGTGCAAGACGTAGGCAGCAGCCGCGATGCTGGTCGGCGTGGTGAGGGTTGCCGCAAGCGTATTTGCCGCCTGCCCAACACGCGGCGCAGGCAGCAACGCCAGATCAGCATCGAGCAGTGCCACGCGTGCCATATGGGCTGGGTGATGTGGATCAATCACCACATGGACTGCGCGGAACGCGGCCAGCCAGTCGGCCCACTCTTGGTGCGAAACTGAGCCTGCGGTCATGCGCTGGCCCACGGGGTGTGCTTCGCAGGCATGGTGCAGATCGCGCGTGGCCTCGTACAGACCGCCCATCATTGGGTGGCACCATCTGGATTGCCACCAAGGGCGATGACGCGCGTCCGCCAAGGCAGGCGGCGGGGAAAGGTCTCGAAGCTGGCCTGTCCGGAGGAGAGGCTTTCCCCGGGTGCCAGTACCCCGAAATGCAATGCCGGGCCATGGGCAATCCAGAAGGTCCGGGTTGTGGCGGTGAAGCTGTGCGTGGTCAGATCATGGGTCATGCGGGGGTGTCTCCGATAAGTGTCCAAGCGGCGCCTGCGATCAGCAGCGTTGCGGTTGAAAGCAAGCCGGTCCAGCTGGTGACACTCCAAGGATCGGCACCAGTGCCGGTCGCCTGCGGGCTGTCGTCGGGGTCGTAGAGGGTCCAGTCGGGGCCGGTTTTGAGGAAATACCAGCCGTCTACGTTGAGATAGACGCTGGTGGCGGCGTTAAAGGGATAGGGACCGTTTGCTTCGGGCGTGGTGGCCCCTGCGACACTCAGGCTGCGCGCCGTCGTGAGAAACGCGCGCCCGGCTACCGCGTTGGTAAATCGCGACCCCGGTTGATAGGCGGTAGTGTTGAAACGGCGCGCCTCGAAGAGCGCTGCAACATTGAGCGGCCCGCTGATGGTGGCAACACGGTTTGCCCAGCCTGTCAGCAGGCGCGAATAATTGGCCTCTGAGAAGGCGCGCTCGACATCAATCGCCATGAAATCCGACAGATCAACGCCGAGTGCGCGCAGTGGCCATTGGGAAATATCCTGATCAAAGCTCTGGCGGCACCCTCGAAACATGTCGCGCAGGGTCTCGACGCGGCTGACATCCCAAGCCCCGATGGGCTGGTTGAAGCGGTGATGGGGACTGTTGGAGCCGCCGTCCCCTGAGCGGAACATGGCGCGCATATTGGTCACATTGGAAACATCCCAAGCCACGATTGAGGGGCTGCCGCCGTTGTTGAACTCCGCCCGCTGTGCAGCGCCTGCGCCGACCGCGCCAAACATCGCCTCCATGGTGATGACGTTCGAGACGTTCCAGCCACCGATGTCCTGGTCGAAGAAGGCACGTTGGGCATTGGTGCTGACGGAGGCGAACATGAAGGCCATGTCGATTACGCCTGAGACGTCCCAGGTGCCGATCGGCTTGTTGAACAGCCCGCTGCGAAACATCCCCTGCATGGTGGTGACGGCCGCGACGTTCCAGGCCCCCAGCGGTTGGTCATAATCGCAATTCGCGAACATCTCGCTCATATCGGTGACGCTCGAGACGTCCCATGCATTAAGAGAGCGGTTGAACCCATGAAACCCCGACACGCCGAGGAACATGCCGGATGTGGTGATGACGTTGGCGGTGTTCCAGGCGGAGATGTCCTGGTTGAAGCTGCGTGCCAGCGCGAACATGCGGTGCAGGTTGGTGGCAGCGGAGGTGTTCCACTGATTGAGCGGTTGGTTGAACGCATGGGTGTTCTGGCTGATGCCGGGATTGGCGAGATGGCCCATGAAACCTTCGAAGTTTTGCACAGTGGAGACATTCCAGCCATTCAGCGGCTGGTTGAAGGCGGCACCGATTTTTCCGACATTGGCGCGCGCGGTGCAGCCAAACATCAGGCGCATGTTGGTGATGCTGCTGACGTCCCAGCTGGCAATGGGCTGATTGAACAGCACACGCCCGTCGCGTCCGCCGTAGTAATCGCCGATGGTCTGGACGAACATCTCCTCCATTGAGGTGAGGCTCTCCCAATTACCAAGGGAGAACGGGCTATTCATCTGGCTGTCGGCGAAGGCCTGGAAGACATCTGTGACGCGCCCCACGTCCCAATTGGCGCAGTTTGGGCCGATGCCATTCGAGCGATAGAAGATCCTGCGCAGGTTGGTGATGTTGCGGGTATCCAGGTCGCGCAGATCAGCGGCGCAAACGCTCTCTTGGAACAGCTCCTCAAAGCTGGTGACGGTCTCGGGGATGTTTGGGGTGATATAATCCAGCGCCGTGGCGGTCTGTCGAAACGCGCCGCGCAAGGATGTGAGCCCCATGGCAAAGCCAATGTTCTCGACGCGGATCAGCCCTGACTGGTCGATGGGCTGGGTGGTACCGTACCAGTCAAGACGACCGGTGATGGTGACGGTCACGCGCGGGCCAGAACCCTCGGCATAGGTATGCGGCTTGATCCCGGCGGTGGTGAATCGCTCAGAGTTGCCGTCGCCCCAGTCAATCATGACATCGAGGGGGTTGTTGATCGTGCCACCTCCGAGCGGTACGAAGATCGTGCGTGCGGTGGCAAGCGCCAGATCATAGGTCAGGATCAAAGAGGCTGCGCCGAGAAAGAAGCTGCGCGGGGAGGACCAAGCGGAATAGATCATCGGAGCGGAGGCATTGAGCCGCCCGCCATAGCGGCTGCGCCAGAGATAGTTCGCAGCAGGCACCAGCGGCGGGATCGGGACGGTGGTGATGGCCCCGCTGGTGTGGGTCACGGTGATCAGGGGCGCGTCGACGCCGGGCGTGGCATCGGGCGCATAGAACGCGGTCTGGGTCTCGCCGTAGCCATAGCCAAAGAGCGACGCGCTCTCGAAATCCGTGATGCGCACTGTGCCGGTGATGGCATTCTCGCGGGTGATGGGCGTGGGGCGCGAGATCAGCTCGGGGAAGGTCTGGGCATAAGGAACAGAGAAGTTCGATTGCGCCCCGCTGGTGCCGGTATAGGCAGCGCGCCAGAGCACGCGGTCGCCGGGACCAAAGCCGTCCTCGGGGAATTCCAGCTGATAGGTATTGCCAAAGCCTGACACGATGCGCGTCAGTGCGCCGTCAAAATCCACGCCGTTGCTGGAAATCTCAAAGATGATACCAGTCTGCTCAAGGCCAGCAGGCGAGCGAAACGTGGTCAGGCGCAGCTGGGTGCGCTCATCAACGCTGAAGGGCACAAGTGCCGAGGGGCGCAGGATCTCGTTGTCCTCGATGGGCACGATCCATTCAAGGCCGTTGGAATAGTAGAACTGGCCGTTCTCGCCTACCACCGCCGCCCCAAAATACTGCGCCGCATCAAGTGGGATCGGGACGGGATAGATCAGGGACTGGCCGACAAAGCGGCCACGGCCAGTGGCGTAGCGCAGAATACTCATGAGATCACCGTGAAGTCTTCGCGTTGGTTGAGGATGAAGGAGAAATGCGCGATGGCGGCCTCGCTGGCCTCGACCTTCATCTGGAAGCGCTCGCCTGCGCGCAGTACCTGGCGATCAAGCCCGATCGAGAGAACATCGCCTGCGGGCGCGAAGGCGCGGTCCAGCAAAAGCCACGGCGTGTTGTTGAAGGCGAGGATCCGGATCGAGACACGCACGGAGGCCCCGGCGGTGGGGGTGATGAGCACACCGGTCATGATGGCGGCCGTCCCGATGCTGCGGGCGGGGTTTGGGCCCTCGCTGGGGATCAGATAGTCGGGCACGTCATAGATGGTCGTCCACTCGACGCCGATTTCTGCGCGAACCACCTCGAAGAGGTTCAGGGGCGGGCGCGGTGTGGTGATGGTGACCATGGGTTCAAGCTCCGAGACCGATGATGAGGGGGAGGGCGATGTTCTGCACACCGCGCGAGAAGGCCTGGCCTTCGATGGTGTTGCGCTCAAAATCCACGCGCAGGTCTTCGCCGAGATAGGTATCGCCGACCTCGGTGGAGAAGGTGGCGTAGATCCGGCCGCCGCCGGTCTTCAGCAGCGTGCTGGCCGGATCGGGCGCGCGGCCGGTGCCGCGCTGGCTAAAGGGCAGTGCGTTGTAGTTAACGCCGGCACCTGCGTAGCTGAACTGCTGGCTGGTGGCCTCGATGACGGAGGCAAAGCCCACGCGGTAATCTTGCGGGCGCGTGACCACATCCGAAATCAGCCCGATCAGGGCGCTGATCATTGCTTGTGCCGCGTTGGTGCTGATCTGCGCGATCAGCTCAAGGCGGACCTGCTCCCAGGTGGCGAGAAACAGCGGCACGAGGGCGACCGAGAAGGCGTAATTGGCGTTCCAGTCAAAGAGCCCTTTGGCAAAGAACTGCGCGCCGCGATCCTGCCCTGAGCGCAGATCATTGATCAGGCTGCGCAGAAGCGTGCGGGTGTCGCGCTCGGTGAAAGCCTTGTCGCGCGCTGAGAGGCCATTGAAGCCTGTAAGCGTTGGATAGCGCGTGTTCATCAACGCGGTGATGATGGCTTCTGTCTGGGCGGTGATGGTGTTGGCGGCAGCGGTGTGCGTGGCCAGCACGCCGGTTCCGGCCAGCCCTTCGATCTGGACCGTGTTGCGGAACCCGGTCGCGGCAAGAGCATAGTCCCCAAAGGTGTTGTTGGAGTTGGCGACGGTGATTTGCCCGCCGTCATGGGCCCAAAGGCCGACGCGGGCCCAGTTGGTGAAGACCGAGACCAGCTGGACAAAGGCATTGCGGGTGACGGCATAGCCGACACCATTGGGATTGATCGCGGTAAAGCTGTCGACCACGACCGAGCGCAGCGGTGAGGACGGGGCGAGGACCGAGCCGTCGGCCAACAGGTTCCCGCCACCGCGCGGCATCAGCGGATTGCCTGCGGCCTTGTCGACCGGCAGGGCCATTTGGTCCTGGGTAAAGCTGTGCAGCTGCGAGCAATCGGCGATATAGGGCGATCGCGTCAGGACCTCGCCGGGTTTAAACACAAAGGACCAGCCTTTTTGCGGTGGGCCGCCCGCCAGCGTATAGGACTCATGGCGCAGATTTGAGAAGGTAAAGCCACGGGCTTTGATGCCGTTGGACATCTGGAACATGTTGTTCACCTCCTGGCCCGGCGGCAGGCTCAGCTTGGTGACGCGCAGGTCATAGCCGTAAAGGGCGCAATTGGCGGGGATCACCGTATCGGGGGGCACGATGTATTCGCCGGGCTGCACAATCACCACGCAGGGCTGGGCAACTGCTGCAGCGCGTGCGAGGCCCTCAGTGATGCTGGCAAGGGGCGAGGTCAGCGAGTTGCCCTCATTGAGGTCCTTGCCGTCCATGGTAACATAGAAGGTGCGCGCGACGGGCACCGAGACGAAGGGCAGCCGCTCGAGACTGCAGACCTCGACGTCGGTGGCGTGTCCAAGCCCGAATGTGCGCACCCATGGCACGGCGTAGCGCGCGCCAATCGGGGCCACCACGCTGGCGGGACCCTCGGCTTCGGCCACGACCGAGGTGCGGACCTCGCGCCGCCCATCCGCGACGGTGAAGTTGAGAATCGTCTCGACTGTGGTCGTGGAAAGGGCCGTCTTGTCTGCAGCCAGCCAGTCGATGCCGCAGGCAATTGCATCATCGGACGGATCGGGGCTGTTTGTGGTGCGCCGAAACACAGCACGAAACGCGTAGCGCTCCTCGGCCTCAATCGGCACCGGGGTCAGTGCTGTTACCTGCTGGCTGGCATCAAGACGGATCACCTTTCCAAAGGTGTTCTGGGTGACAAGCCCTCCGCCGAGATCATAAAGCTGGGGCGTATCGCCGGGGCGATGTTCAAGGGCAGTATAAGTCTGCATGGGATGTGGTTCCGTGAACAGGGGATGTGGGTCGGGTTAGGCCTGCGAGGCCCGCTAGATCGGGTCCAGCGCCTCAGGCAGGATAAATTACAGCAGTCGGATCTCGATCAGCGGGATTGAGGTGATCGAGCCGAGGCGTTCGATATCGAGGGTGACGTCCATCAGATCGCTGTCGAAGCGGACGGGCACGTCGAACTGATAGCCTGCAGTGAGGGCCACGCCGGGATCCGGGGCGACCTCAAAGGTGACGATCCCGGTGACGGGGTCCGTCAACCAGCCGTTGAACTGCTCGGCACCGCTCAGCGCGACGCGGATTGTTCCTGCGACCGGCTTCTCGATGCGGCGCTGATAGACATGTGGCAGGGTGCCGTAAGCTTTGGTCAGCGCGAAGGACGTGGTGGCACCGTCGCCGATCCCGAGGGGCTGGTCCATCTCGGACACACCCTTTGAGGGGGCGCAGGATTTGTAATCAGCCCAGTCCTTGAACCGGAAGCCATAGAGCCGTCCGAGCCGCGCTTCAAAAAACCCAACCACGGCGTGCAGATCATCCGCGCGCCGAACGCCGTAGGATACATCGTAGCGACGCCGCGACGCGGACCAGGAGGCGTTGCGCTCCTCGCGGCCTGAGGCCAGCTCCACGATCTGGGTGCGCCGCTGTGGACCGCCGCGCGCCCCGCGGCTGATGTTGTCGGGAAACTGCACTTCGTGAAACGCCATCACATGCCCCTCCGGCCCATGGAGACTGCGCGCGCCATATCGGCCGCGACCTGCGTGCGCGATTGGCGGAAGCTCTCTGCGTCCCGCGTCATGATGTTGACCGTGACCGCGCCGCCACCATTGCCACCGCCACCACCATTGCCGTCGCCATAAGCGCGGGACTCTTTGCGTGACAGCACACGCTCGCCGCGCTGCAGGATGGAGGGCACCTCGTCGGATTTGAGGCCAGCCCAGCCGCCGTTGTGCATGCGCGGTGCGTTGGCAAAGGCCATGGCCGGAACCATCCGAGATGGCGCAGGCCCGCCCACAATACCGCCCTGATGGAAAACGCCCGCAAACATGCCGCCAAGATTGCCCAGAGCGCCTGAAAGCGCGTTGGCGATGGGCCCGAGGATGAATTTGCGCGCGCCGAGCTTGGCAAGGTCCGCGATCATCGATGTGACCAGGCCTTTGAAGTCCAGCTTGCCGGTCTTGACGAAGTTGCCGATGGCGTCTTCCGCGCTTTGAAACGCGCCGACCAGCACGCCGCCCACGTCCGCGCCCACATCGCGCGCTTTGTCGGCATATTCGCTGACCGCATTCACCACCGCCTGCCACCCGGTGGCTGCTGCTTCTGCACCCTTGGCTGCGTCCTCACCTGCCTTTTTTGCCGCCCCGCCTGCGCGCCCGGCCTGCTCTTCGGTTTCCTCAAGTGCTTCGTTGAATTGGTCCGCCGAGGTTGCAGCGCTTCTAAGTGCCGCCGCACCTTCATCGCTCGCGCCAGAAACCGCATCCTTCAGTGCCTGCCATGCCGCCATGGGCCGCGAGGCAGCGTCCGAGAGCATGCCTGCTGCCTCGGAATACCCAGATGCCCGGCCGCGCGCATCGTCGGCCATGCCGCCAAAAAGATCAGGCGTTTGGAATGGATCGTCCGAGAACGCGCTGTCGTAGGCCGCCCTTGCGCGGTCCCCAAGGTTGACGGCTTCGGGAACAACAGATTGCCAGGCGGAAAGGTCGGGCGCGGTGATGGCCCAATCGGGACGCCGACCGCCAAGGGTCAGTACGGTGTTGATCGCCTCGGTGATGCCCGCGATCCCGGTCTCCATCACCTCGACGAGCCCATTGATGGCAAGCGCGCCAACGCGGTCAAACACATCTGGCAGCGCGCCCCAGATTGCCTGTACGGCAAGGAACGTGCCCTCAAAGGTATTGACGGTATTGTTTGCCCAGCCCACCACGGCCTCAGTGGCCGATTGCAGCCCTTCGTAAATACCAGCCTGCGCCGTGGCCCAGCCGGATTCCACACGCGCCCAGGCCGCGTCCGCGCTGAGCGAAACTCGGTCCCAGACCTCGACCGCCACGTCTTTCAGCAGGTCCATGGCGTTGCCGAACCCACCGGCACCGGCGACAAGGCGCGTGAACTGATAGACCAGCTCGCCCGCGCCGACGATCAGCGCCCCGATGCCGGTGCGGATCAACGCGGCCCGCAGGAAAACCAGACCGGTCACCAGCCCACCAACAGAGAATGTCGCAGCCACGAGCCCTGCCACCCATCGTCCTGCCATCACGCCTGCAAAGGTCACAGCGTAGGTGGTCAGCCCTCCGATGTTCTCAAACAGGCCCTTGATGGCCGAACCGAGTGGGCCGGTGGTGCGCGCCATGGCTGCCAGAGCATCGGCGACCGCCTCAAGCGCAGGCGCTGCGGCCACAGCCAGCTGGTTCGATACACCTCGCCAGATCAGGCCAAGGCGCGAGATTGCATCATTGGTGCGCTCGATCTGGTCGGCGTCCTGCTCGGAGACAACAATACCGAAATCATTCACATCAGCGGTGGCCTGACGCAGCGTGGCGGTATCGATGCGCGTAAACACGAGGGCTGCACGGTCGCCAAAGAGCTGTGAGGCGACAGCGGCACGCTCGGCCTCTGGCACAAACTCTGCCAGCCGGTCTTGGATCAATGCGATGCGCTGATCGAGCGGCAGGCTTTGCAGCGCGCTGACAGACAGACCAAGGCGGTCAAGTGCATCGACGGCAGGGCCTGCACCTGCGGCTGCCTGGCTCAGACGCCGTGTCAGCTGCACCGTGGCCTGCTCGACATTGCCCATGGAGACGCCCGAGAGGTCAGCGGCACGCTCAAGCACCTGCAGGCTTTCGACGGTTGTATCCAGCGACTGCGCCAGCTTGGCTGTCTGGTCGATGGTCTGCAGCCCCGAGCGGATCATGGCAGCGCCCGCAAGGACCACGGCTGCCCCAGCCGCCGCTGCCGCGATCTTGGCCAGGCGGGTGAAGGCCACGAGGCGTGCATTTGCAATATCGACCTCGCGCGATAGCCGACCGAGCCCGCGGGCACCGGCATCCCCAATGCCGTTCAGCTCAGCCTTGACCTGGCGTCCGCCCACGGCCGCGAGACGCACGAAGACGCGCTTATCGGACATCCTGCTCTCCAATCCGTTCGTTTACTTTTTTGACCATCACCGCCTCGATCTCGGGCAGCAGCTCCATGGCCACGAGGCCGTTGATGCCAAGGGCACGCGCCATGGCGAGGGCCGCACCCATGTCCCAGCCGAGGATGATTTGCTTTGTGGCGCGCAGCTGGCCGCCCAAACGGCCAACCAGGTCCCAGACCTGCACACCCTCGAAAGTCTGGGGGCGGTTCACTTTTGCCGGGCAGTCCGGGCACGGGACTTTGCAGGCCTCGAGGGCTTCGCAAGCCTCGCAGTACCGATCGCCCCCGCTGAAGTGCCAGTCGGCAAGGGCGCGGAGACGTTTTTTTCCTGTTCCAACACCAGTGCCTTGGCGACATAACCTGTCTGGAACGCTTCAAAGATCGGATAGACATCGAGCAAGGCGTCAACACCCTCGGGCGTGAGGCCCAGCACCTCGCCGTCTGCATCGCCCACACCCTCCCAGGCAATCACTGCCCGCCGCCCCAACGCCTTGGCAAAGACCAGCGCGCGGTCCTCGTTGCTGGCATCTTCGGGCAAAGCTTCGACCGTGATATCGCTGCGGGTGAACACCATCAGCGCCGTGGTCAGCGGCAGCAGCTGCACCCGGACCCCGGGTGACAGCTCAAGCCAGCGTGGCTTTTTTGACAGATCGAGTTTGAGCATGATCAATACGCCTCCATATCGTTGACCAGGGTGATGGTGCACATCCGGCCCAAGGTGACGTCCTTGGCGGCTTGCCAGTCGAAGGTGGCCTGCACGCCCTGCGGTCCGCCGATCTCCACGCGCGGGCGCGGCAGATAGACCGAATGCGCTGTGACCGTGAGGCTCTCGCCTGTGCCGAGCAGGTAGGAAAACTCCAGCTCGCAATCGGCACCGTTGATTGCTTGATCCATCAGCGTATTATCGGCAAAGCGCACCTCCATGCTGCCCGAAAGGGCGGCCAGCGAAGGATCCGCGCCGTCGATCATCCCGTCGGCGCGGATCGTCTCGATGCGGTCGAGATTATTGGCGTAGGTGATCTGGGTCGAGACCACATTGCCCAGTGCCACCCCCTCGCGCTTGATGGCGCCGTTGAAATGGCCAAAGCGCTGCAGCGCGATCTCTGCTGGCGTTCCAACATTGGTGCTGGTCGCCAAGGTTTCTCCCTGCGCGACCATGGACACCGAGGCCGTCAAAAGCCCCGAGCGCGTCATTTGCCAGGACAGCTGATCGGCCACGCAGCCCGCATAGATCGCAAAGCGCGGGATCTCCGGCATAGCGATCTCGATCGAGAGGCTCGGCAGCGTCCAGTTGCCCGAGCGGAATTCGTGGCTATAGGGGGCCTCGGCGCCCGTGGTGATCGGGTCACCAAAGGTGGCCTTCAGCCAATAGCCGAACGCGCGGGCATCAATGGGAACCACCACGTTGCCATCAGCTGTCAGGGCGTCCTTGATTGGTGCAAGGGGATCGCGCCCGTAGCCCAGAAGTTCCGAGTCGAGCAGCGGTTGCTCTGCGCCAAGCGTGGCGCTGGCAAAGGGTATCTTGACGTAACCGGTCGCGGGCGAAGTGCCGTAGACGGATTCGAACGCAAGCGCCATCTGCGCCCGCGCCCCTTGAGCTCGTGCCATAGTGTTCTCCTCAAACTGTGGGGTGGGTCAGGCTACCGGGTCAGGCCAGCGGGTCTGACGTTGAATAATGCAGAACGATCGGGATGATCGCGGCCTTCAGGCTGGCCGCACCCTCAACAGGTAAATCCACCGGCTGTGGTGCTTCGGCTTCGATCCAGTCGCAAAGACCCCCAAGTGTTCTGTCGGTACGGATCACCGCGCCGATCTGTCCGCAAAGTACAGCGAAACCCGTGTCGCGGTTCGCGCCCTGAACGATGACTTCAAGCTCGCTGCGATGCTGGTAATGATAGGTCAGGGGCGACAGCGTCACCGCAGGATCGCCGGGATCGCCATCGCGCAGGATCAGCAGGCCCGCAGGAGGGATGCGCTCTGGCAGGACCTCGCCGCGCAAGGCAGTGGCGGGCAGCGTCTGCAGCACAGTGTGCAGCGCGGTAAGAATGGTTTCTCGGGTCGTGGGCATTGGCTTTGTATCCTCGCCCAAGCTATAAAGGCGCAGGCGTTTTTAGTGATCGTGTAGGCGAGCTTGCGCCAGATCATTCATCTTCATGGTTTTACATGGTAAATGAGCGCATACAAACGGGAGAACCTACATGCAGTTTCAACTGAATACCGATGCCAACATTCAAGGCGACGAACGTCTGGCCGAAGTGGCCGAAGCGGTTGTTACGTCCGCGCTCGGGCATCTGACCGACCGACTGTCACGGATCGAGGTGCATCTGGCCGATGTGAATGGTGCAAAGGGCGGGGCTGACGATATTCGCTGCACTGTTGAAGCGCGTCCCGAGGGAATGCAGCCGCAGACCATCACCCACAATGATGCCAATGTGGACGCAGCCCTGCACGGCGCATCGAAAAAAATCCGCGCCTTGCTGGACAGCGAATTCGGCAAGCTTGGACGTAGATAGGTCCCACCGATGACGTAGGCGATCCAGTTTTGCACTGAGAATTCTCCGCATCCTCGTCGCCAATCATCGCCGACCTTCCACCCACTTCGCCACAATCGCCCCCGGCATCCTCTCCTGCGCAGCCTTCGCATCCCGCGCCAGATCAAGCCGTTTACGCAGTTTTACCTGCCGCACCAACAGGAAGATTGGCACTGTTGCCTTTCCGCGCCCGGTTTTTGATCTTGAGGCGACGCCAAGCCCACGATTGTTCAGCCGCCCCTCGGCCACGAGCAGGCTCGGTCCCCGCCTGCGATAGATAAACCGGAGCCGAAGCCCACGCCGTCGTTCCCATTCGCCGGGGGTGATCCGGCCACCGCGCGCGCCCTTGCCTGCAGCCTCTGTCGGGATCGCCAGCCAAAAGCCGTCCTTGGAGCGGATCAGGGGCCCGGTGTCATGTGCGCCGATGATCACGGGCGCTTTTGACCACACAAGTGCTGCGGCATCGATGCTCTCACCAACCTTCGGATAGGTCTGGCTGCGGATCGAATTGCCGAGCCGTCGACCCAGCCCCGCTTGCGCAATCTGCCCGCGCCAGTCGGATTTAAGCTGTGTCCCGGCCGCACGCATCGCCGCAGTGACCGCCTTTTCTCCTGCCTTGATTTCGGCTGCCATAATCGCGGCCAGGTTAGGGGAGATGGTAATGTTGAGTTTCATGCTGGTCTCAAATCTATGGTCCAGACAAGCCGCTCGCGATCACGCACAGGCTCGCCCTGAATAAGGAAGGCCTCCGCGTCGATCTCAATGCGGTCGCCCGGACGTGGGTTTGGGACTTCGGCAACGCGCAGGTCAATGCGCGTGCTGTCTGACCACAGTCGTGCCGCGCCAAACTCGGTGATCTCATCCGCGCGGCGGGTGACCACACGGATGAGGATCTGAGCACCGCCTTGGGCGATATAGACCGCGTCCCGGGCGATGTGCGGATCGCGGAAGATCCGGTCGATTGCGATAGCGAAGGCGGAGGTCATGCGGTGCCTCAGTTGCCAGAGTGCAGCCGGATCGCCATGCGCGGCCGCTTATTGACGGGCAGGATCGAGCTTTCAGTCATCAGATCAATCCAGCGCCCCTTGGTGTCTATCATTTGGCGGGCATAGAGCGGCAGGCCGATGGTATTGGCAGTCTCCAGAAGGTTGGCAGGCCCGCCATAGGTGGTGAAGGTGTCGAAGGTACCCAAGGGGAACGCGATGCCTTCGCCTGTGGGTATCAGCCGCTCAGACGTGCCGTTCGAGAGGGTGACTGAGCCGTTATATTCCTCGAACAGAATGCCAGCGAAGGGGAAGGCCCGGCGCATGTCCTCGCGCAGTGGCTGGCCACCGGTTGCCGAGAAGAACTTATAGGCCTCTTCGGTCTTGGGATGGCTAATCAGCTTGTCGAAGAATTCCGAGCTGACCAGAGCATGCGCGGTGGTCATGGTCTCACCCAGCAGGTTGTCTTCCATGGCGCGCAGCACGCTGCGGACTTTGCCCTGCACGTTTGTGCCAGCAGTGCCAAAGACAAAGTCGATCGAGATCTTCTCAAGGCCGAACTCGGTGAAATAGTCGTAAAGCGTGGTCCCCGCGCCGTCCTTCACGATACCGCGCAGGGCGTTCATCTCCATATATTCGCGGGTCTGGGCATGTTTGCGGCGCATCAGAGTCAGTTTGCGGTTCATCACCTCGACCAGCGGATCGGCTGCGTCCGAGAGGCCGAGCGCTGGCATGCCCTGGACATCAGCAGGCAGGATGACATCGTCATGCGGGATCCAGGGCAAGGCAAAGGAGCGCATTGAGCGCGCCTCGCGGTTGCCCACCGTTGCAGGTGCGCCCAGCGGGACGGACGGCAGGAGGCTCAACACACCTTCGCGCTGCTCGATGACAATTGAGCGCTGTGTGACGCCTTCAAAGCGGAAGAGGCCGATCTGGCCGAGCCGGGTGTAGAGGTTGGGCAGGATGTTGATCGCCTGCGTCATCTCAGCGAGCGAATAGCCGCCCGCGTCGAAGGGATTACGGGTGATAGTCATGGGAAACTCCGGGGGAATGAGGGGCAAGGGAAGATGAGAGGATGGCTGCGACGGACGCGCGGTTGGATCAGGCGGTATCGCGCGGAATGATGCCCAGCGCTGCGAGCTGGCCGTGTTTGGTGGTGGTTTTGGAGGCATCATCGACGGTGGTGTCAAAGGCGAGGGCGGCTTTGGAGACGATGGCGGGGCCGCGCGCGATGACAATGCCGGTACCATCAGCGTCAGAGGCATCGACGGGATAGAGCAGCATGGCGGCCGCTGTTTGCGCGCCATCCGTGCCGCCCGAGGTTGCCAGCTTGTATTTGCCGCTGGCGGTGATGCGGCCCAGCACAGCACCCACGGGATAGGCAGCTCCTGCCAGCAGGGTGACGGTCTCGCGGGTATAATTGGGGTTCAACTCATATTTGAGGATATCGCCCAAGCTGGGCGGTTGGGTCAGGACAGTCATGTCGGGGATCCTTCTGGGGATGGAGAAATAAGCAATTCACCGCTGGGCAGGAGTGGCGGAATTTTAAGACGGCCGTGGGAGTATGACGGCTGTGGAATCGCTTAGCGTTTTGCGCTGGAGGCTGCGGCGCGTTTGGCTGCGGCAACAATAGGGCTTTCGCTGTTTGGTGATGCCGCCGGAGCGGGGGCTGTTGCCACCACATCCCGCGCATCGGCTGCGGCTGCCGCATGCACCAACACCGATCGGCGCAGCGCCGAAGGTGTTGTGCCTTCCCTCAGGGCTTCTGCCGCGTCGATGGCAATGCCGAGGCGTCCCGCTTGTGCTGCGATCTCGGTGATCTCGGCCACTTCAAGGCGAAGCTGGGCAGAAAGTTCCGCGCGCATGGATGTCTGGAGGGCTGAGGCGGGGTCAGCTTTTGGTGATCCCGAGGCTGCGGGAGGTGTGGGAGCAAAAGCAGCAGCAGGCGGCGCTTCGGGATCTGTGCCGCTATTTTCGGCAATATCGCTCTGCGTTTGGCCGTCTTGCGCGTCATCGGGGTTTGGTTCGGTTTGTGGCAAGGTGTCGTTGCTCATGAGAGGATCCTTTCGGGATTGGGATTGGGATTGGGCCTTGGTGGCCACGCGGGATGGCAGAGTTGCGCGGATGGGAGACAAGTTTTGTCGAAAACTGGCAAACCCACGCGCAAGATCGATGACTTCGTCGGCAAGACCCGCCGCCACAGCCTCAGCCCCGCGAAAGCTGGCAGCCTCAGTGGCGAGTGCTGCCTCTTGGCTCAGCCGCACGCCACGTCCCGCTGCCACCGTTTCCGCAAAGAGGAAGCGCAGCACATCGATTTCGCGCTGAATGTCATCGCGGATCCCAATTGGGAGCGGCATGTAAGGATTGGCATCGACCTTATGGCTTCCTGCGTGGATCAGCGTGACGCGCACCCCGTCTTGATCCAGCTGACCGCTGAGATCAGCATGCATCACCACGACACCGATGCTGCCCAGAGCACCGGTGCGCGGCAGCAGGATACGGTCAGCCTGACTTGCAAGCGCATAGCCCGCCGAGAAGGCGTGTTCTGCCACAAAGGCCCAGACGGGTTTGATGGCGCGAATTGCACGAATACGATCTGCAAGGTCAAATACCCCCGCGACTTCGCCGCCAAAACTGTCAATTTCCAATGCAAGGCCGCGCACGGACGGGTCGCTTGCTGCCGCGTCAATCTGTGCTGTGATCCCTTCATAGCTGGTCTGGCCCGAGGACTGTCCGATCCAGCCCCCGCGGTGGATCAGCACGCCGGAGATCTGGATAACAGCAATGCCGTCGAGCATAGGATAGGGCGTCTCACCATGTTGGTGGTAATCGTCCAGCAGCCCACCGGCTAGAATGCTGACGCGCGCTGGCGGAGCGACGAGGCTTTCCAGGCCGCCGTTTTCGTCACCAATCTCGACCCGGCGCCCAAGGATGCGCGGCCCAAGGCCGGACAGAAACGCCATGGCTTTGGAAGGCTCAACCAGCAGCGGCGTGTTGAAGGCGCGCGCAGCAATGCGGGCGTGGAACATCAGGTCTGGTCCTCAGGGTTGCGCGGGCGGCCCGCATCATCGGTTTCATCTGCTGGGTCTTTATCGTCGTCTTCGCCCTCATCCTCATCCGGGCCTGTTAAAGCCTGCACGCCTTGTGCGGGCGAGCCGGGACGGCGAAAGTCGAGGCCGAGTAATCGCTCGCGTGCGCGCTCAGCCGCAATTTCGCGGTCGACTTGTTCTGCGTCATAACCACGCTCGGCGATGGCTTGGCTGCGGGATTTGAGGCCCGCCTCTATTTGGGCAATCTCAGCGTTGGCGTCCTTCAGGGGATCGACCCAATCCCATTTAGTGGGTAGCCAGTTGGCCGCCAGAAACCGTGACCGGTCAGCCTCATAGCCGGGAAGGTCCAATGCCCCAGACAATACAGCGGCATCCATCCAGCGCGCATAGACGGGACGGCACAACTGGTAGACCATCACCGAATGCTGCCAGGCCGAAACGCGGCGGCGGAACTCGATCAGGGCAAGGCGTGAGTTCGAGAAGTTGCCCTTCACCATGTCATTGGTCAGATAAGGATAAGGAATGCCCAGCGCCGAGGCGACCTGAAGCAGCGTGCGGTATTGGAACGGCTCGTAGGTCGCGCCTGAATCCGCAGGTTGGCCCACGGTCACATCCTCGCCCGGATCCAGACGCACGATTTGGCCCGGTCTGATCTCGAAACCGCCCAGCATGTCGTCATCCTCGGACGGCAACAGCGGGTTTTCCGGGGCGGGGGAGGTCACGAACATCGCATACATTGCCGCCACCTTTTTGCGGTCGAGCTCGGCATCGTCGTATTGATCGAGCAGAAACAACTTCACGATGGCAGGTGCCAGCTTTGAGACCCCGCGCAGTTGACCCGCTTCCACCGGATCGATCACATGGATCACCTCGCTTGCTGGAACCCGGACCATTTCGCCCGCCAACCCCGGATCGGTGCTGTCGCCGGGGTGCCGCCGGAGGAAGTGATAGGCCACGCGGCGTCCGACCCGGTCGAACTCGATGCCCTGACGGATGGAATTACCATTGCCAGCCATTCCCGTCTGCTGCAGCGGCAACATCTCGGCGGGCAGCATCTGTAGCTGCAAGGGAACGGAAAGCCCATCGTTTGCGCGTCTTGGTCTGATCCGGAAGAAAACCTCGCCCGCCAGAAACACCTCACGTGCCGCCCGCCGCTGCAGCCCGTAGAAATCGGTCAGACCTTCGCTGTCAGCTTCATCCGTCCAGGCCAACCAAAGGCGCTGCAGCTCTTCCTTGTGCGCTGCGTCTGCAATTTGCGAGATTGGTTTGATCCCGTCGCCGACAGTATTTGCAGCCCAGCTTTCAACAGCATTGGCCGCGTAGCCGTTGTTGCGCACCAACCAGCGGGCGCGGGCAGTGATATCGGGTCCTGACGCCGCGATCAGCGCATTCACATGCGCGCGCGTCGCCTGGAACCCGCGCAGACGGCGGTGATGCTGGCCTGCATCAAAGCCACCGACAAAGGCCCCGAGACGCTGCCGCCAGTTCATCACAGGTCCTTTACGGCATGGGGGCGAGAGATGCGCCCAGCGCCGCGTTCGGCTTTTGCGATGCGCCGTTCGATATCAAAGACAGCGGCCGCCAATTCAGCATCGGTGCCATAGGTCAGAGTTTTGCCATCATAGCTCACAGAGCGCGTGCCGCTGTAGCGCGCCGCCAGCAACGCGCTGTGGCGGGATTTGAGATCATCGAGGGTCATAGG